CTGCAGCTTTAATTGGCGCTATTATGGCAAACTTGTTTCAAGGATTTTGGAGTAAATAATGGCTAAAAATGGATATGACCAAACCTACGAAGATGACCGTAGAGAGAATAAAGAAACAGCGGATTTGCTCCCCCGTGCTGGTCGCGCTATAGTAAAGATGGCAAAAACTAAAGCACCCGAAGGGTCTACACCTACACCAGAAAGCCCAGCTCCTGGTATGAAAAAAGGCGGAAAAGTTATGGAAAAAGAATCTAAGTCAGAAGAGCGCGTGGAAGAGTCGAAAGACAAAAAGCAAGATGTCGCCATGATTAAGAAAGCGTTTAAAGAGCATGATGCTCAAGAACATAAAGGCGGTAAGGGAACTAAAATCTCCCTTAAAGCTGGCGGTAAAGTAAGAGGTTGTGGTATCGCTCAACGTGGTTTAACTAAAGGAAAAGTATTATGAAAGAGACAATGGGACCAAAAACTATGGCTAAAGATGTGGAGAAGTTTCCTCAGTTTGAGAGCCACGACGCTGCTACAGCTAAACACGGTGCAGGCCACCTGCCACACCACAAGTTCTTCCAAGAGCACAAAGCTGGCCATGACGTTCATACTGAAGCTGTTCAGAAGTTCTGTGGCGGCGGTATGGGCAAGAAAAGCAAGTAATGAGAGCGTCTCGCGGTATGGGTGATATAAACCCTGCTAAAGAACCAAAGGCCAAGAAGTCTGCAGTCCTGATGAAGGAAGGCGGAAAAACAAATTGGATCGCGGGAGCTATCAAGAAACCCGGCGCTTTACATAAAGCTTTGGGTGTACCAGAAAGTGAAAAGATTCCGTCTAGCAAACTGGCTGCAGCTGCAAAAAAACCCGGCAAGATGGGTAAGCGGGCTAGGCTAGCGGAAACCCTGAAAGGTTTGAAGAAATGAAAGACGACTTTTTAGAAAAAGCGGCGGTTTTAGGGTTGGCAGTGCCGACAGCAGCTATGGTTGGTAGTAAGGCAGCTTCTTTAGGTAAACCAAATTCTTATGAGTCTGAAAAAGAGTATCGGGATAGAATTCGTGGAAAAAACTACGGTGTAGCCGATAAAGAAGATAAACTTGAAGAAATTAGGCGTTCAATGGAACCTTCTGGTGGTGGTGGTGGAGAATCTACAGCTCGCCCAAAAGTAATGAAAAAAGGCGGCGCAGTTAAAGCTAAAAAAGTAGCTGGTAAACTTGCAACTCGTGGATATGGGGAAGCCCGATAAATGACGACTGCCTTAACAACAGGAACAACACTATTTAACTTAGACTTAAATGATCTCGTAGAAGAGGCGTTTGAGCGTTGTGGCAGTGAGCTACGTACTGGATACGACTTCCGTACTGCTCGCCGTTCTTTAAACTTGTTGACGGTTGAGTGGGCTAACCGCGGTATTAACATGTGGACTATTGAGCAGGGAACAATTAACCTGAATCAAGGCCAGAACACCTACGCATTACCTACTGACACCATTGACTTACTAGAGCATCAGATTCGCACACAAGCTAATAGCGCAGCAAACCAAACGGATATAACTATATCAAGAATTAGTGTGTCTACATACGCCACTATCCCAAATAAGCTAGCGCAAGGGAAGCCAATTCAAGTTTGGATTCAACGCATGTCTGGCCAGTCTAACGACTCCGCATACCAGCTTGCTGGGGCTATTTCTTCTACTGATACAACGCTTACTTTAACAAGCACAACTAATCTGGCAGCAGCCGGTTTTATTCAAATTGACAATGAGATCATCGCCTACGGCTATGTATCTGGAAACACGCTAGGTTTCTGTGCTCGTGGTCAAGCGAATACAACTGCGGTATCCCATAGTTCCGGGGCAGAAGTTTATGTTCAGAACCTACCCGCAGTTACAGTCTGGCCTACACCAGACGGTTCACAACCATACCAATTCGTGTACTGGCGTTTACGTCGTATTCAAGATGCTGGAAATGGTGTAAATATTCAAGACATTCCGTTCCGGTTTGTTAACTGCCTAGTGGCTGGATTGGCTTACTATTTATCTATCAAACTTCCTGGTGTTGACCCTCAACGGGTCGCTGGTTTAAAAGCGGATTACGAACAACAGTTCCAGCTAGCCTCCGAAGAAGATAGAGAAAAAGCCCCTATTCGGTTTGTTCCCCGCAGGATGTTTATTGGGGGTTACTAATGCCTAATAAGTTTGCTTCCGGTAAGTTTGCAATTGCAGAGTGTGATCGGTGCGCATTTAGATATAAGTTGGTTGAGCTTCGTACTGAGATTATTAAGACAAAACCCTACCAGCTAAAAGTATGTAATACCTGTTGGGACCCTGATCAACCTCAGTTACAATTAGGGATGTATCCTATCAATGACCCCCAGGCAGTACGGGAACCGAGACGGGATTTAAGCTATGTGCAGTCTGGTTTGACGGCGTATGGATATCAAGCTGGCGGAAGTCGAGATACGCAGTGGGGTTGGGCTCCTGTAGGTCAGGGGTATGACTACAATGAAACGCCGAATTATTTGGTTGGGCAAGGGCAAGTAGGAACAGTAACAATTAACTAGGAGTAGGATATGGGATATAAAAGCGCAGCTGACGGTGTAACAAGTAAAGGTAAAACTAAGGGCAAAAACCTTGGTGATTCCGGTTCACATGTTGGCATCGAAATGGGTAAAAAAGTTGGTAAAGGCACTGCTGGCGGTAAAACCGATGCAGACATGCTATCAATGGGCCGTAACTTGGCTAAAGTTAAAGCAAACGGAAAATAATCATGGCAAACAACAAACCAGCTTCTACATACGCACAGCCACACACTATGGGCGGTAAAGGCGTTAATGGCGAGTTACCTGCAGAGTCACTGCAAGTAGGAACCAAATATATGGATGAGATGAATATCTCTGTCGGTAACGTTAGCAAAGGTAACTACGCTCCTACCAAGACTTCTGGCATTGAAATGCGCGGTGGTAAAGCGCAGACTAAAGGCAAAATGTCACGTGGGCCAATGGCTTAAGGGTAAACCCTAATGAGTAATAAAGCGTATATATACTCGATTGAGAATAAGGTTAATGGTACCTGCTCAAAAGCAAACGTGTCGCAACTTATAAACAAAAAAGGCAAAGTAGGCGGTAAATATACTTTGGTTAGGGTGGCTTAAATCAATTACGAATCACTCTACAACAACATTCAAGCGTACGCCGAAAACACTGAGCAATTGTTTGTCGCGTCTATTCCTGTTTTTATACAGGAAGCTGAAGATCGTATATATAACTCCGTAAACCTACCTTCACTGCGTAAAAATGTTTACGGCACAATAACAGCTAATAATGCCTATCTTTCTTTGCCTGATGATTGGTTAGCTAATTATTCTTTAGCGGTCATTGCCTCTACTGGTCAGTACAATTATTTGCTAAATAAAGACGTTAACTTTTTGCGGGAAGCCTATCCTACAACTACGGCTACTGGACTACCTAAATACTACGCTTTATTTGGCTCACAGCTGTCAAATATTAATGAGCTAACTTATATTCTTGCCCCAACTCCAGATAGTAATTACACAGTAGAAATGCACTATTTCTACTACCCACCAACCATTGTGCAAGGTCAAATTGCTACTTTAGGTGCTATTACTGCTGGCTCACTATATACCAATGGTGTATACCAAAACGTATCTTTAACTGGTGGATCTGGCGCTAATGCAACGGCAGATATTGTTATTAATGGTGGGGTTGTTGTATCTTGTGCCCTTCAGTTTGGTGGTAATTTTTACGTTGTTGGTGATATTCTTTCTTGTTCTTCCCTTGGGAATACAGGTTCTGGCTTTGCCATTACTGTATCTTCTGTATCTAACGCAGCTGGAACTAGCTGGGTTGGTAATAATTATGACCCAGTCCTTTTTTACGGTGCTATGCGCGAAGCCATGCTCTTTATGAAGGGTGAGCAAGATTTGGTTAAGTATTACGAAGATAAGTACCAAGAAGCTTTAGCACAACTCAAACGCCTTGGTGATGGTCTGGATCGTGGTGATTTCTACAGAGATGGCCAGACTAAACTTAACGTTAGCGGAGCTAGGGCCTAATGTCTATAACACAGGGTCAAACGACCCAATTTAAAATAAACATCCTTAGCGGTCTTGAAAACTTTGCTAGTGGTACCCCTTATACATATAAGATAGCCTTGTATACGGGTAATGCTAACTTAAACAATACTACATCCGCGTACACTACCGCTAACGAAATTACTGGTACTGGGTATACCGCTGGCGGTAAAAATTTAACTATTACCCAAGTTCCGGTTGGCAATTTAGATAGTAATACGGCGTATATATCGTTTGCCCCCGTAGTTTGGACTGGCGCTAGCTTTACTGCTAGGGCTGCTTTACTCTATAATAGCACTACAAATGCATCTATTTGCGTATTGGATTTTGGTTCAGATAAGACTAATACGCAAGCAGGGACTTTTACTGTAACTTTTCCAACACCCACGGCGACTAACGCCATTATTAGAATTTCATAGGAGCAATTATGCAAAAAGAATTAGCAAGCTGTGGCGATAGCGCTGTAGCAACATTACAAGCCAGTGCTGGCACAAACGAAACTATGGGTATTGAAGGTTATTGGCACGTTGAGTGCCGTGATGCTCAAGGTAATTTAAAGTGGAATGAAGAG